GGAAAAGACCCAGTCTACTTTATTAATAAGTACATTAGAATTCAGCATCCAACAAAAGGGCTGATACCCTTTCAGACGTACCAGTTTCAGGATGACTGCATTAATGACTTTTTAAAGCACCGTTTCAATATCATCTTAAAATCTAGGCAGCTAGGAATCTCCACAGTCGCTGCTGCTTATGCAGTGTGGCTTGCCTCTTTCTACAAAGACAAGAATATTCTTATCATCGCGACTCGGCTCGCTGTCGCACAAAATTTCATTAAGAAGGTAAAAGTCGCGCTTAGATCAATGCCAAAGTGGCTTCTGATCCCAGAGATAACTATAAACAACAGGCAATCTGTTGAGCTAAGTAACGGCTCTTCCATCAAGGCGATTCCCACATCTGAGGACGCCGGCCGCTCTGAGGCGCTCTCACTGCTAATCGTTGATGAGGCGGCCTTCGTCAGGAACTTTGACACACTGTGGACCTCGCTCTATCCCACCATCTCAACAGGTGGACGTGCCATCATTCTCTCCACGCCAAACGGAATGGGAGGTCAGTACTATGATCTCTGGGTAAAGGCTGAGAACAAGACGAATGAGTTCAATCCCATCAAGCTGCCATGGGATGTCCATCCTGAGCACGATCAGGTGTGGTTTGAGAACGAGTGCAAGAACTTTACAGATAAGCAGATTGCTCAGGAGCTCCTGTGTGATTTCTCAACCTCAGGAGACACGTATTTTAGCAGCGAGGATATTGAGAAATTAAGCTTTGGAATTAGGAATCCAATTGAGAGGTGGGGACCTGAGATGGGCGTCTGGGTCTGGAAGTACTCACTCGCGTCTCACAATTACGTGATATCTGCTGACGTTGCCAGAGGAGACTCAGCTGACTACTCTGCTTTTCATGTGATAGACACAGATGAGTCTGAGGTTGTCTCCGAGTTTAAGGGAAAAGTACCACCCGATCAGTTTGCTGTAATTTTGGCTGAGGCAGGGAAGCGATACAACAATGCGATGATATGTCCAGAGAGCAACACATACGGTTATGCAGTCAACATGAAACTTAGGGACATGAGCTACAAGAATCTCTACTTTAAGAGTGATAGAGACAAGTTTAACGCTCTTTACAGCACATCTGAGGCTGACATATCAAAGGCAGGATTCACGACATCAGGACAGACACGTGCTCAGATTCTAACAAAGCTCGAGGAAGTCCTCAGGAATGGAAGTATTAGAATCTACTCGTCTCGTCTCTATAATGAGCTAAAGACATTTATCTGGACAGGATCAAAAGCTCAAGCTCAGAAGGGCAAGAATGATGACCTGATCATGTCACTCGCCATAGGCGTGTGGCTCTACGATGCCTCGCCGACACACAATAACACTGCAAAAGAGATAAATAGAGCAATGCTTGCAGGATTTGCTGTCAATACGACACGTAAAGACCAGATCATAAGTCCGTGGGCAGGAAAATCATACAATCCTTTTAAGCCATTTCATGCGACAGATATACCCATGCTTCCTGCGTCAGGAAGTGCTGATCCCTCTCCGTATGGTGATATGCTGTGGCTATTGAGATAGTTTAAGGTTCACTCTCACTGACTAAAATGTGTCATGATACTTAAGGCTGAATAATGGCAGACAAATACAATAGAAATCTCTTTGGAAGACTAACAAAGCTCTTTAGGTCTGGCCCAATTATTCGCCGCAAGGTGAAGGGCATGAACCAGAAGTCTGGTGGTGCCTCAACTGCTCTTGAGGTGTTTCGAAGCGCTCACAGTGATGTCTACAACAGCACTCTATCAGCTTATGGCGCATTCGATAGAATGTCGAGATACTCAGATTTCAGCGAGATGGAGTCGTGCATCTCCGGAGACACACTCATTGCAACACCTGACGGCTATGTAGAAATTCAGGAGCTGGCAAAGAGATATGGTCCGGACGAGGCGTTTATCGTATATGCCTATGATCACCAGAAGAAGCAGATAGTGCCTGCGCTTGGAAAGCAGGCACGTAAGACCACTACTGCGATGTCATTCAAGGTGACATTTGACAGTGGCAAGGTTCTCATTGCTACTCCGGATCACAGGGTGATGCGTCGAGACGGCACCTACTGCGAAGTGCAGGATCTCAAGACGGGTGACTCGATGATGCCATTCTACCGCAGAGACTTCTTTGCCGGCGAGAACAAAGAGAGCTCAGACGGCTACTGCTGGATCTACACTATGGACTATAAGGGGTCCACTGTCAAGAACGGATGGATTGCCGAGCACAAGCTCATAGCTGAGTGGGCGGCAGGTCGAAAAATCGATAGTGATGAGGTAGTTCACCACAAGAACTTTGTGAAGAGCGACAATCGTCCTGAGAACCTGCAGATTATGACTGCAGAGGCACACAGGAATTATCACGCAAAGATCATCAATGGTAAGAAGTGGGACGCAGGCAGTAACGCTGAGTGGATTGAGAGCTTTAAGAAGCGTCATTCCGAGTTCATGCGCAATAACAATCCAGCTCAGCGTCGCGATGTGACCTTTGCAAAGATCCTGCAGGTCTGTGACAGGGATGGTTTCAATCTGTACAATGTCTCTCGCGTCCTCGACTGTGATTTCCGCGTCATCGGCAGGAGACTAAGTGAGAACGGATTTGATAATTTCACCACCTTTGCGAAGGCCTATGATCCCGAGTGGAGGAATAACAGTTGGGACAATCTCGGAGATAAAAATCCAAGATATGACAGGACCCTGACATTTCAGGCTGTGTGTGATGCGTTTAGAGGACAGACCTCTAAGCAGCTGGCTACTGAACTAGGCACAACGCCCATAAAGATTCTGAATCGTGTAAAGTCTGCAGGTTATAAGGGTTGGTCAGACTTTAAGGAAAACTTTTATAATCACAAGGTTGTCTCTGTCGAACCGCATGCTGTAATTGATCTATACGATCTTACAGTTGATGGTTATAAAAACTACGCAACTGACAGCATCATTGTTCACAATACCCCTGAGATTGCCTCTGCACTTGATATCTACGCGGAAGAGACAGTTGCTTCTGGACCAGACGGAAGAGTGCTGCACATATATTCAGACAACAGGAAGGTTCAGGAGCTTTTAGAGTCGCTCTTCTACGACACGCTTAACGTTGAATTTAATCTTGTCATGTGGGTGAGAAATCTCTGTAAGTACGGCGACTTCTTTCTCTTTAATGACGTGTCACCTGAGTACGGCGTCATAAACTGTGTTCCAATCTCAATCTCAGAGATTGAGAGAGAAGAGGGATTTGACTCCAAAGATCCGATGGCAGTTCGCTATAGGTGGATAACGCAGGGAAACCAGACACTTGAGAACTGGCAGGTCACTCACTTTAGACTTCTTGGAAATGATGCATTTCTACCCTACGGATCCTCAGTCCTGGAGGCGGCAAGAAGAATCTGGCGCCAGCTGATCCTCATTGAGGATGCAATGCTCGTCTATAGAGTGATAAGAGCACCGGAGCGCAGGGTCTTCTATATTGATGTGGGAAATGTTCCACCTGAAGAGGTTGCAAACTACCTAGAGCAGGCACAGACATCGCTAAAGAGGAACCAGATCGTAGATAAGACCACGGGCAAGGTGGATCTTCGATTTAATCCAATGGCAGTAGATCAGGACTACTTCCTCCCTGTCAGAGGCGGAGAGACAGGAACGAAGATCGACACACTTGCAGGTGGGCAAAACACAGCAGCGATCGAGGACGTTCAGTACATTCAGAAGAAGCTTTTTGCCGCCCTCAAGATACCGAAGGCATATCTTGGATACGATGAGGAAGTCGGTTCCAAAGCAACTCTCGCGCAAGAGGACATACGATTCTCTAGATCGATTCAGAGAATTCAGAAGACCGTGCTCTCAGAGCTCAATAAGCTCGCCATGATTCATCTTTACTGCCATGGCTACGAGGGCGAGGACTTAATGGACTTCACTCTAAAACTCTCAAATCCAAGCTCAATTGCACAGCAGCAGAAGCTTGAGCTTATTTAGGCAAAGTTTGAGATCGCAGGAAACGCTCCCGAGGGCGTTGTCAGCAGAAGATGGATCAGAAAGAACATCCTCGACATGACAGATCAGGAGATAAAGCAGATAAAGAAAGAGCGCCTCGATGACAAGATGGAAGACACAGAAGTTGAGTCAACAGGTCAAGAGTCTTCTGAGGCAGGTGGCGAGACAGGTGGCGAGACAGGAGGCACCGAAACTGGCGGCGGTGAGGAGGCAGGTGGAAGTGCAGGAGGCCTCTTTAGCGCAGACATGCCTACAGGTGATCTACTAACAGCGCTGCCGCCGAAGAGAAAAAACGTTCTAGCTGATTATGATGAGACGGACGATGAAGATGAACCAGAAGTATCAGTTTCTCTGAATCTATCAATTCGTGATCCTGAAGCACCTATCAAGGCACTAAACGCAATAAACAAGAGCAGTGAGCGACTCAATGCGTTTGGCGAGCCTCTTCGTGCGAAGAAGTCAAGAAGGGTCACAGACGGTCCGGGATCCACACACATGCCGAACTTTTCTAACATGCTAGGCTTAGGAAACACTCAGAGCTCACTTCGAGATCCGTATCAGAAAAATTGGCTCAAGAATCCTTTGGGCAATCCGTTCGGCGAGTCCTTTGACATCGAGGGAGACGCCGCAATAAGCGATGGTAGTGCAACAAGGCTCGCTTCGGACGTCAAAAGGGCGATTGATAAGTTTTCTTCCTCCGTAAGAAACGCTAAACCCGCGATACTTAAGGAGGAGCAGACAGTCAAGCCTGTCTCTTCAGAAAAAACAATCGACATTGACCTAGAAAGACTTGGGAGTGACACACCAGATGAGTAAGGGACACAATAAAAAGAGAAATGTCGGAATAGTCTATGAGCAGCTCGTCGCGACTGTTTCTAAGGCAATGGTCGAGAGTGATAGGCCTACCTCTGACAAAGCTCTAAAGATTATTAAGAGGTATTTCGCACCAGGCACTGAGCTCTACAAGGAGTTTCGTCTATTTAATGCTCTTGTTCAGACTCATGTCTCAACTGATGCTCTTGCGTCTAGAATCCTGCAAGAGACGAAGGAAGCCGCCAACAAATACAATGTCGTTAAGCTTAGAAGTGAAAAGTCTGATCTCATCAATGAGATTAATAGATGCTTCAACAAGGACACATTTTACAACACGCCTGTAAAGAACTACAAGACACTTGCGACGATTCACGTCCTCATGGAGGAGTGGCGCAAAGATTATCCTGATGTAGCTCGCCGCGTGATGTACGAGTCAAATTTGCACAAGTGGCTGCTTACACCAAAGTCCATCGATACGCTAGAAAGCCAAAAGACTCCGAGCGTCAACAATCTTTCTGTAAAGATTATGAGAGAGTCATTTAACAGGAAGTATGATAAGCTGCTGAACGATAAGCAGAAAACACTTCTTAGATCTCTTGTCCTCGATCCAAATGGCAGTGCATCATCTGCTGAGACAATTTCTAATCGAATGACGGAGCAGAGAGAGAAAGCAAAGGGTCTTCTCCTAAATTATGGATCGATATGTGAGAGTAGCCACGTCAAAAAGAAGATACCAGACGCTGTAAGAGTTCTTGAGGGAATGGACACGAGTGACACATCTGACAAGAATATTGCCAGAATGATGACAGTCATACAGCTTTGCGACGAAATACTGGAGAATAGAAATGAGCAATAACCTTAAGCTTCTGACTGAGTGGCGACCCTTTGATTATTCGAAGGAGATGATTGAGGAGTCAAAGAGAGCGAACGGCGGCAAGATTCTTTTGAAGGGAATTTTACAGAAGTCTGATACTCTCAATCAGAACGGAAGAGTGTATCCACGCCCCATACTTGAGCGAGAGGTTCGAAACTATCAGAAGTTCATAAATGAGAATCG